TTCTAGTTTTTCAGCAGACTCTTCTTTCAATTCTTCGTCAATACGAATAATCTCTTCACGAGTCCGTGATTTTACAGCAGCCTCGAAAATTGTCGAAGCCTTTTCTTTGAATTCCTCTGAAAGTTCTTCACCTTCTACGAGTGCATCAACATCTTCTTTAACATTGATCGATTTAATCTTCTCTTCGATCTCTGCCTTAGCATCTTCTAGTTTCTTCAGAGCTTCAGTAGTTTCTGCGTTCTCTGCTTCTTCTAGTTTATTTGCATGTGCGGCAAGCATTTCTTCAATATCGCCTTTTTTCATCTTTGCGATATTTTCCATATGTTGCGCCTTAGTAAGTTTTTTACCTTCGGAAACAACTTCCTCACCCTCTGGTTCGTATCCAGCAGCAAGTTTCATCTTCTCGCCTGGAGTTGCCTCGCCTGAACTTCCCTGTTTCATTTTTGGTTCCTCCTTCGCACTAGTGGTTTGTTCATCTTCGTGTTCTTTAGCAGCAGATGCGGCCTTCTTTCCAATCGCCTTTTCAGCACGATCTTCATTATTACCTTTTTCTACTTTTGCATCTGGTTTTTGTCCACCAAGGTCTTGACGTTCACCAGCAACTGTTTCTTTCTTATCAGCGCCAGCAACATTTGCCTTGGGGTCTTTAGCAGTTGCAACGCCTTCGTCAGCGTTGTTGGAGCCCAGGCCTAAGTCTTGTTTAGAACCACTGGTTCCATCATCCAAAGGCTTTTCCGAAGCTTCTTCAAGTTCTGCAAGAACTTCCGCTTCTAGCTCCTCTATTGTTTGTTCTAATTCGGACATAGGGTGTCTCCTTTGCTATCCTGTAATTTATATTTATAAATTATAACCTTTTAAGAAATTTTGCGAAAGCTAATGCCTTCCGCTTTTCATCCATTTTTTCTTGTCTCACATCAAATTCTTTTTGCATTTGAACCAATTCCGACTCTACTAGTGCGCCATTGTTCCAAACCCACTCTTTACCTTCCATAATACCTTCTACAAATGCATTAGGAGCAGAAGGATCAGCGACAATATCCGCCGCTGTTGCAAGGTAAAAATCATCCTTTACATAGTTAGTCCCACCTCTGGATTGCAAACTACCCATTCCTCTTGAAGAAACACCTAGTTTAGCACCCTCGTCCATTAGATTTTTTACGATTTCTCCCATTGGTGTAGACATAATCTTTGCCTCTCCAATGAAATTCTTCCCATCAGGATACAAATCTGTAATCATGTGGGATACTCTCTCAAGGTTGACAGTTGGGCCGTCAGGATGACCTAACTCACCAAATGCACGTTTTTCCTTGATAAAATTCTTATTATACTTTGCGACTTCTTTCGCAAGGATTTCTTGAGGATATACACGGCCGTTACGATTCTTTACATCGGACTGCATAAAAACACCCCTGATCTTATAGGATTTTTTATCAGAACCCTCTGAAAGTGTTTCTGTAATAAATTCTACTTCTTCTAGTTGTTCAGAAATTAACCGCATATCTCTTTCCTTACGTTATATTATCGAAGCCCGATACTTTACGACACTTCAGAATGATTGTTCCAACGCAAGCTGCATCATTTTCAAAGAAAATATCTCCAGTAACACCACTTCCAGCGTTGTTTGGAATAGATACACTTGCCTGAGCACTCGCATTATAGTTACCACCACCGTTTAAGGACATAGCAACTACGTTAGTTGTAGCATCCCATTCAATGTCTGTGTGTGAACTTACAGTCCAGAAACAAGATACGATGGACACTCTGGGGTCTGTTGCAGCGCCCGCAAGTTCTGAAACATCAACAATCTTTGTAGCTGTACCATTTGTACCAGTAATCGTGGTTTTAGTGACAACCTCAAAATCGGAGTCTCTTATTGTTTGTGTTACATATGCCATTTCTTACCCCTATATCGACAACATCTCTCGTTCAAAGTATTTAGTCAAGTCCCTTTCGGGTACTCTATACTCTTTCGATACGTCTTTCATAGTTTTTTCAAAGCTATTTAGGAAATCTGAAGGTTTAGAGTCCAGTTTATTAAAAATAGCGTCAACAGCATTTTTCATCTTTGGAGACAGCTTCTTATACTCCATAGATTTACGATGCTCATCTCTTTCTACAACTGTAGATTCATGAATCGCTTCAAACCGAATCATCTTCTACAACTTCAGTTTTAACATATGTACTTGAAATTTCTCTGCGCTTTGCTTCCAATGCATCACCCACTTTATTTGAGATAGTTGTATTAAACTCATTTTGTGCGACAACATTATCACCAGAAGCGATAGCATCTATCAATTCTTTACTCATTTTTTCTTTCCTTTCACAGTAAGACTTTTATCAAAGTCATCCTCTACTTCTTCTGGAGCTGGTTCCTCACCACCCTCCATTCCTTCGGGTGGTATACCAGCAGCAAGACCAGCCCTATCTGCGGCCGACATTGATGGATCAGTAGGCATACCAGCTGGATCAGTCGGTATCCTCTGAATTCCGTCACCACCTTGAGGTATAATAATACCACCATCCATCGGATCACGTTCAGATTCAGTTTTGATTTGATCCCGCATTTGTTCGACTTCTGCATCTGTCATGCGTAGAACCTTCTTTAATACGTATTCTTTACTAAAGAATGTACCAATATAAGGTTCAACCTGTCCCAACTGATCAAGTCTATCTGTTAATAGTTCAGCCTCTTTCAAAGCTGCAAAGTGACCATCTTCAATAAAGTCATACTGCAAATGTTCTTGCATTATCGGCCAATCGTCTGGGCCGATTATACCTTTAAGGAGTAGGTTGGTTTTGAGTATGTCAGTGAATAGGGGAGTGAATTTCTTCCGCATCCGTTGTACAAATTTTGAAAATTTAAGTTCGTCCCTAGTAATCTCAGTTGATCTGCCGAGAGAGAAACCTCCTTCAGATTCAAGTCTTGAAATCGGCACGTTAAGTGAACGGTATAATTTTCGTTGGAAGTATACGATATCATCAATTTCTCCTAGATTAGAACCGCCAGGGAGTGTGGTAATTTCTGTGCCTCTACCACCTTCTCTTCGTGGAAGCCAGAAATCTTCCAACATAGACATGTGATTACGATCATCTCGTATCTCACCTGTGTTAGCATCATACACAAGTTTGTTACGATAACGATTCATTACATCTTTTAGATATTGTTCTGCTTTTATCTTAGGCAGATTACCAACATCAATATAAAATATGCGGCGCTCAGGAGCCCTAGATATTCTGTAAATGACAAGCGCATCTTCAATCATCCTTAATTGGTTTACAGGTTTGATTGCTTTATGCAAATATGACATAACCCTGCCACTATTACCATCAACAAGTCCAGAGGGACAATATGTAATGGAATCAGATGAAATTTTAAGTCCTTGTGATCCAGCACCAGTACCAGCCGACAGTAGACCCTTTTCATTGTAGATAAAATACTCCACGATCTTCTTGATCGTATCTACGCCGGTTTTATTGTCTTTTTCTTTCTGTACTTCTCTTACTTTTTTAATCTTTGTGGGATCAATATATCGTAACTCTGTAATACCCTTTCGAGGGTCTTTCGTATCGATAATTTTGTGATAGTAGACTCGACCATCTACGTACCAGCGTCTGAAAATGTCATGACCCTTGGCTTCAAAGTCAAGGAGTCTTAACACTTCTTCAAATTCTTTTCTTACTTTGCGTTTAATTTTATCTGAATACGGAAAACGATCAAGGTCAATAGCAATTGCCTGATCTTTTTGATTTGCAACGATACCTTCATTCACAATATCCTCAACCGCAGCATCACACTCTGATTGTTGAGCAATATCACGATATCGCCGAATTAAATCTAATTCAGTTTTTTCTCTTCCGTCTACGTCTAGTATTTGCCCGAAGAAACCACCACCGGCAACATCCATCGTGCCGTCATCAGGAGTTGGGGTGGTGAACGTCTGTCCACCACCCTCGTCCTTTTTGGATCGTTCTATTCGGAATCCGAAAAGTTCAGCCATAATATCTCCTACTACCTGTTTCTATTTAGTAGGTTTAATTTAGAAGTTCACTGCTGAAGCTTCAAAATGTTGATATCGCCAAGTTACTTCGAATTCTTCAATTGCGTCAGCAGCGTCAGCTGTCAACTCAATTGTACTTACACTTGTAGGCCATGCACTTCTGAAAATGTAACTTTTCAAAACAGTATCATCACGGTCAAGTTGTTCAACCGTCAAATCTGTCTGATAATCAGCTGGTGCAACTACACCAGTATTAGCAGCCAAATCATTGATACCATTCATCCACCGTTCCATGGCGTTACGGATCATAAAGTCCGTATCGTTCATGAAATTAGTAGACCAAGTTTCTGGTTCTGGTCTGTCACCAGCGATGTAGATACTTCTACCTCTGAATGGAATAGCAATTTCACCCAAAGTTTGTGCTGGTAAGTTAGAACCTCTAACCAAAAATGAAGTCCTACGAACATCTAGTCCGATTGCAATGCCAGGAGGCGGAGTGATTGTTACTCGAAATTGGTTAGCACGAGCACCACCACCTAGCAAGTTTGCCTTAAAATCATCGATCATTGCCATGATTCATCTCCTTCCTAGAATTGTCCTACGACTTCACTGAACGAAACACCAGTTCGAACAGCGACAAAGTTTAGGGTAATGAAGTTGATCGAACGAGCCGGTTTGATGTAAATGTCACCAATAAACTCGTTTCGGTCAATAACTTCGCCGGTATTATTACTACCGTCACAGACCACCTTAAAGTCAAAGATACCTCGTCTTCCCTGTACATCCCTCAAGAAAGGTTCTACCAAGTTACGGAACTGAGCCCGTGTAAACTCATCGTTGAATTCAAAGAGTTGAAACTTAGCAGCAGTTGCAATTGCTTTTTCAAGTACCAAGAACAATCTACGAACATTGATTCTCCT